CTAATTGTTTACGAGCATTGTCTAGTTGCATTTGTTCTTTATCTAGTTCTAGTTTAGCCATTTCTGTTCTAGCTCTTAGGTCAGCTTTCTCACGTTCTACTTGAGCCAAGATTTTTGTAGCTTCTATGGTTGGGTCAGTCTTAGGTTGGTCTGCCTGTGCTAATTGTTGTGACTGTTCTGGTGTAATGTCATTCATAAATGCAGTAGCATCTTTAAACCCTGCCATGTGGACAAACTTCGCTAGTGTATCTCTATATTGTTTTATAGATACAAGTGGATTAGATAAGCCATAGCCTTGAATGATTTGTTCTTGTTTAGCTAGAATCATTTGCATAGTAGCTAATTGCTCTTGTCTTGAGCCAGTACCTAACCCTACATTGATACTTACGTTATAGTTTGTATCCCATTCTCTAGGGTCAAAAGGTGTGTATTCGTTGTTAATTTTAATTACACGAGCTTTATCTTGATACTTGCATAGTAACTGTAAGATACCTCTAAATAGGCTCTTAACGCCTGTTTCTGCAAAGATACGAGCTATTAATTCTAGCTTACCATTACTAGCTGCACTCATAGTAGCAACTGCTGTAGCGGTTACATTCTGTAATACATCTGCACTTAACCCTTGTTGAGCATCACTCACACCTGTGCGTTTAGCTTGCACTTGGTCTAAATACTCTAGCATAGGGAAAGACTGTGCTGCGTTAGACTGAACTGTAATAGGTACGATAGCATTAGGGTTCTTCATACGAACCACACCACCTGCTGTAGATGTTAGTAAGTCATCTAAATTGACTTGTCCTTCTATTGCACCGATACGATAGTTATTAGTAAGGTACATATTGTCTAGCATTTGTCTAACGACTGTAGACTTAATAAGTTGTAAGTCTAAAGCTCTATCCGCTAGTGATTGACCATAGAACTTATGTGGTATAGGAATAGGGCATACAGAATGGAAGGGTACATAATCGCACTCCATATCTTCTAGTATTTGATTAGAAGCATACACAATACGTCTTAGTTCAGCTATGCCATCTTCGTTGTAATCTACCTTGATATAACACTCAAAGACTTCTACAACTTCCATTGATTCATCTTGTGTGGCATTACTAATAGGTTGTTCACCACGACTAAAACGAGCAATCTTATCTGGAGTAAAGTTTAAAGTATCACCTGTGTCTAAAGTGTCTACTATGTCTTTATCAAAACCCATAGCAATTAACTCTGAACGAGTCAATAAACGTCTGTGAGCTACAAAGGGTGATTCTTGTATAGTCTTTGCACGTTTAGATATTAAGAACTCTTCTGGTGGTACATTTTCTATCAAGACCTTACCATTATTTACAGTCTTTTTAACTTTAACATTATGTGTTCTGTTGGTTTGCATCATAGGCATACCAGTCATAGGGTCTACTGCTGGCATCCCTGTCATTGGGTCTGTAACTTCTACAGCGTTTTCTATGGTTTCTTGACTTACGACCTCAAGCTCTTGGTCTTGCATAAGCATAAGTAGCTCATCATCTGATAAGTTCTCATACTTCTCTTTAGTTACGTCTTTCTTATCATCCCAATAGGCTTTTACAATACCTGTCTTTTGTAATAGTGCGTCTTTAAACCAATTATGTAGAATTAGGAAGCCATCGTTATCTTTATAGAATACCCAGTTACAATATTCTGTAGCTTGTTTAGCAAGTTTCTCATCACCATCATTGACTGGCTGAAACTCTACAACTGCATCTGCTGATGTAAATACACGCATGAGCTGTGGTAATGCACCATCCACTACTTCGGCTACTTCGCCTGTAACTATCTGGCTTTTGCCTTCAACCTCGTTACCATATGGCTCACGAAGGTAGTATTCTAGTGCTGTAGTTCTTTCATCTGTGGTGTCTGTTTCCAAGAAACCTAGCGAGTCATTGATTTCTGCTTCAATGATGCTTTTTAATTTGTTTGAATCAATCATTAAACTATCCAAGAGTTATTAATTTTTAAGGGTTTTTCCCAAGTAGAATCATTTTCATCTAAACCTACAGCTAAGTATCTGAACGCATCACTAGCGTGTGAACACCAATCATGCAATGGTGTGTCAAAGAATACATTACGCTTTTCATCATAGTTACGTCTGTAATTGCGTAGTGCATCTAGTCCTTGCTTAACTTCTTTGTCAAACCAGCATCTAGGAAGTAATCTGCGTACTGCTTGAATTCCATCTGCAACTGGCAATTTCTTGACTACTGTAATCTCTAGTCCTGCTTCTTCTAGCATTTCCTGTCTTGACTTACCTGTGCCTAGTTCTCTTACTACCACATCATGAGGTAACAATTGAGTTGCATCACTCCATCCATTATCACGAAGCCAAGTAACATAAGTATCTAATCCTTGTGAATGATTCTCGTAAAAGTCTACAAGTCTTATCTCTTTACCTACTACTTGTGCGACCCAAATAGCTGTTGAGTCAGATATACCCAAGTCCCATGCACAATAAGTCTTGCTTAATGCTTCTCTAGGAATTGTAGTAATCTGATTCTTTATTTCTAAATCGTTTATGATTTGTCCGTAATAAGAACCTTCTACTGCTGCGTTAAAACTACATTCAAACTCTTGTTGATACTTGTCATCACCCATTTCAATTTTAGCTAACGCAAGCTCTGTAGCAATAATTAATCCTGTTTCAGATGCTTTAAACTCTAATAGTGACCATTGGTCATCACCTTTATCTGCTCTATCTCGTAAGTCTTTAAAATGGTTATTGCCTTTAGGCGTACCAATAAACATAGCCCAACCTAATCGGTCAGTTAATGCTGGTCTAACAACTTCACTAAAGATTAAAGGGTTAATATCCCCAATCTCGTCAATCACTACACCGTCTAAATAAATGCCTCGTAATGAGTCATGGTTATCAGCACCATATAATGAGATGCGTCTACCCATGAAGTCTACTCGTAGCTCTGCTATGTTTGCTACAGCTCCAAGTGGTCTTGTATATTGCAATAAGTAATCCCATGCAATACGCTTACATTGTGCATAGGTCGGTGCAATGTATGCAAATCTTGGACTAGGTTTATCACACAGTAGTGCTGAATGTACCAGTTGATTTATGGCTGATACAGTCTTGCCCATACGTCTATGAGCCACCACTACTGTGAACCTGTTGTCCTTCACCATCTGGTGAATCAACTTCTGTGGATTACGAGGAATATACCCTGTAGATACTAACTCCTCATCATCATTAATTTCTTCAAGCATCTATACCTGTAACAACTTTAATGGAGATAGGCTGCTCTGCATCACCTGTAATTTCTGTAGAAGATAAGTCTGGTAAACTCTTCTTAAGCAGTATCTCTATTGCCTTCATTCTGGTTGGAGTAATATCAATTTCATCTGCTCCAAGTGCATGATTTTGAAGGACATTTATGAGCTGACTTGTCTGGATTTTAGTCCGTACTTCTTCTTGATGTTTTTTGCGTAGACGTTCTGCCATGATGTAACTCCATTACTGGGTCATTACCTTTGTGTGTAAAAAATTGTTAAATACTACATACAAACCATGTTATATGGAATGTATTAAATGTTAAAGTATATTATCCCAATAAGCTCTTATTCTTATTGGCAAATTCTTTAGCATCTTCTTCCATTACCTTGTGGTTTAGACTGCCAGATAAGGCTTCTGCTAATGCGTCAGCTCTTGCCTTTCTTTTGGCAATATACTCTTTACTGAACTTTGGTAGCGTCGTAGATGTTTTTTGATATTCTGCCACTTTTGTACTCCTCCTCTAAAGCCCTTGTTAGTCTTGGGCTAACCTCATTTTCGTTTAATTTTGGTATTTTGTCAAGTGGTACAACTTTTGAATTACCTTTTCCAAACGAATTATTAATAGCTCTAATGCTAACTCTTGGGTCATCTTTATATATTTCTCTTAATTTAAACATTGTATCATAAGAACCCATATGCGTCTTAAGGTGTTCATTTAATGGCACAGTTCTACCAGATTGATAGTTTTTTTCCATTTTCATAGCTCTAGTTAAAGCACCTTTTCTTAAAGCCTCTTCTGGGTCACGATATGTATATACAATATCTACATCTCTATTAGCATCTAATGCTTGCTCAATCTTTTTAACTGATGACTTTAAGCCATTCATGTTTGTGTCATAGATAATATTAGCTTTATCTGCTAAAGGTTTAAGTATAGGTGATTGTTGAATTGCAGATGTTTTTCCTGCTCCAGTTCCGCCTGCTGTAAATAATACAGCGTTATCAAATCCTTTTGGCACTGGTTCTGATAACTTTTTAGCATACCATTTTTTAGATAACTCACTAGCTCCTTCATGAACTAATGCTGATTTATTTCTATTTTCTCTATATATTGGATATACTTCTCGCCAGTTATCTGTACTATTTATTCTTCCACCGTCTGTAAAGAATGGTGACTCTGGGTCAGTAAATGATGTATACATTT